GAGTGTATCTAATAGAATTTTCTAATAATCCAAGTTTAACATCTATAAATTTGACAAATTTATCAAGTTTATCTGAGGCAAATTCAACTAATCCTGTTTTTGTTGGGATAAGTTTACAAAGTAATGGTTTATCCGGTAATTTTAGTACTAATTTACCTACACGAACAAAATTTTTATTATTAGCTTTTAATTTATTTACCCAAGTATCTTGTACGTTCCCATCTAATAATTTTTTAGATAGGGTTCACTTGGATAATAATCGTATTAGTAGTTTGAGTACCTCAATACAAAATTCTTCAGGATTACTACGTTTACAACTTGGTTACAACAGATTAATAACTATACCTAATTTACCAAATTCTATTACATATTTATCGGTTAATAATAATTCAAATAATTCTAATGCCGCGGCAACTTTGAGACTTACGACATTACCAACCTTACCAGCTAATTTACAAACTTTAGTTTTGGGAGTGTCTGACTCATCGAGTTTAACAGTAGGGGATATTACCACATATGGAAGATGTAATTTTTCAAATTTTTTAACAACAACTGTTTCCGCCGCAAACTATCTGACTAACACTAATTTGAATACCTTTACCGCTATGAATTGTGGAATAACTCAAATTAATCTATCATTTCCACCCACCATTAGAACAATAAATTTAAGCAATTCTTCGGTTAGTGATTCTCTATCAACATCAATTTCGGCATGTTTGAATACCTTAACTACTTTAGATTTTTCTAAATTTGTAGGAGCAACTTCAATAGATGTGAGTTCTAATAGATTTTTAACTAGTATTACAAATATTAATAGTTTATCTACCACACTACAGACTTTAAAAATAAATAATTGTTATAATTCTTCATCTCCTAATTTACAAAATTTATCAACTATTTTTGGTACGGGTAACGGACTTTCAATAATACCAAATATATTAACATTAGAATTAAACCGAAATATATTTAATGACATATCGAATTTTTCATTTGGGGGTGTTAATAATAATTCAGTAACTTTAGATTTTAGAGATTGTAATTTAAATACAAGTCAAATTAATGCTATTATTGAAAATTTATACACAAATTATTTCAATACTACTACAAACACAATAACAAAAAGTTCTTGGACTGTAAAATTTGGTAGTACTACTAATGGTACTGTTGCATCTGCGAACGGCAATTGTAATAGAAGTAGTACTTCTAACACCGCATTTCTTGCTCTAACAAATACTGCAACTGCCGGAGCTTGGACAATAGAAATTTGTGGGACAACTGGCAACAGACCTTGCAGAACCACAGGTTGTTAATATTTATATTTAAGAATAAATAAACTATTATTTAATTAATGGAAAATAACAAACTGACAGTTTGGCAAAGATTATCACAGGCATTTGGTCCCAATTCATTATTAGGTCAAGATTATCCTACCTATAGGTACGATAAAAAAGAATTACTTAGGACAACTTCCAAACAAGAATACGAAAAAGAAAAATTACAGGCTCAACAAAACTACTATCTAGCAAACCAATGGTCAAAAATTGAGCATAATTTATATACCCAAGCTGTATATTATGAACCAACAAGACTTTCTTCATTTTATGACTATGAGTCAATGGAATTTACTCCTGAGATTGGAGCGGCTTTAGATATATACGCAGAAGAATCAACAACAGTTAATCAAGATGGTTATATTCTTCAGATTTATTCTGAATCAAGAAGAATTAAATCAATATTGGCCGACCTTTTTAACAACAACCTTGATATTAACACCAACCTTCCAATGTGGACAAGGAACACTTGTAAGTATGGTGATAATTTTGTGTATTTAAAACTTGACCCCGAAAAAGGAATCACAGGATGTATGCAACTTCCAATTATTGAAATTGAAAGATTGGAGTCAGGTATGGGTGGAAAGGCTGCAGACCCCGAAACAAATCCTGTTAAAAAACATACAAAATTTAAATGGAAACAAAAGGATTTGGAGTTTAATACTTGGGAAGTCGCTCACTTTAGATTACTTGGAGATGATAGAAGACTTCCATATGGTACTTCGATGCTTGAAAAGGCTCGTCGTATTTGGAAACAACTTCTTTTATCTGAAGATGCCATGTTAATTTATAGAACATCAAGAGCTCCAGAGAGAAGAATATTTAAAGTATTTGTCGGAAACATGGATGATGCGGATGTTGAACCATATATCCAAAGATTTGCAAACAAATTTAAGAGAGACCAAGTTGTTGACCATAAAACAGGTAATGTGGACATGAGATTTAATCAAATGGCTGTTGACCAAGATTACTTTGTTCCTGTTCGTGACCCAGCTCAAGTATCTCCGATAGATACTTTACCTGGCGCTCAAAACCTTTCTGAAATTGCCGATATCGAGTATATTCAAAAGAAACTTTTAACAGCGCTCCGTGTACCAAAAGCATTCTTAGGATTTGAGGAAACAGTTGGAGATGGAAAAAACCTTTCTCTGCAAGACATTCGTTTTGCAAGAACAATTAATAGAATTCAAAAGGGTATGATTCAAGAATTGAATAAAATTGCAATCATCCACCTTTTCATTTTAGGTTTTGAAGAAGAAATTGGAAACTTTACTCTTTCTTTGACAAACTCATCTACTCAAGCAGACCTTTTAAGAATCGATGTATGGAAAGAAAAAATTCTTTTATATAAAGATTTGGTTGCCGACCCTGGTTCAGGAATTGCGGCAGTTTCTCAGTCTTGGGCAAAAAAACACATTCTTGGATTCTCTGATGAAGAAATTAAACTTGACCTCCAACAACAGAGAATAGAAAGAGCTGTTGGAGAAGAGCTTAAGAAAACTGCTGAGGTCATTACACACACAGGATTATTTGATAACTTGGATAAGTTATATGGTAAGAAAGAAGGTGAACCGGCAGGAGTACCAAGTGAAGGTGGGGTACCACCTGAAGAAGGAGGATTACCTTCTCCAGCAGGAGAATCTCCACTTCCTCCACCACCAGGTCCTGAGCCAGGAGGTGAAGCGGGAGTCACACCTGAATCAATTGGGAGAGATATGAATATTCTCCTTGAAAATGATTTAATTGATGACGATGAGACAATAGATTTATCAAAGGCTAGAAAATCTTTAGATGAAATTGAGAATAAATTAAATTCCTTATTAAAAGATTGATATTTATAAATAAAAATCAAAATGAGATTCGGAGCAATTAAAACAATTATAGAGAACAAACTAATCAAGTCCTTTTCAAATAAAAAACTTGACAAGGATATGAAGTTCTTTAAAAACAACATCTTAGAAGACAAGTCATTTAAAAGACTTTATTTTATTTATGAAACACTAAACGAAAATAAAGGTCTTGATAAAGAAACGGCAACTTACCTTGTTGAGGATTTGTCAGATGAGGCAAAGTCTATGAAAATTTCTGAGGAGTTGGAAACTAAAATAAAAAGATGGACATCATCTATAGTTAAAGAAAACAACTACTCAAAAATTGATGATTTAATTTATGGAGACTCTCTTGTACCTGAAAAGAAATCAATTGCCAAAAAAGAAATAATTGAATCAATTTCAAAAAAACCTGTAGTTAAAGAAACTACAGAAAAATTAGTTCCAATAAAGACAATGCTTAAAATTGCAAATAGTACTGTTGAAAAAAAATTATCAGAGCTTAGTGAATCTGACAGAGAAAAAGTATTGTCTCTTTTAAAGTCTGAACCAACAAAAGAAGAGTTTGATTCATTAAAAGAATCTACAATTTCTAAACTCGATTCACTTATTAATGAATCGGATGAAAACCTAAAAACTACTTTAGTTGAAACAAAAGAAAGAATTTCAAAGTCAAATTATTCCAAAAAGGAGTTCATTAAACTTTCTCAATTAAATCAAGGATTAATTATCTGATTTTTTTTTTCACGATAAATTGCATCTTTAATAATCTGGCGTTTTTCGTCAGATTTTTTTTTGTACGTTTTTCTTTCTTGTAATTGAGGAACTAATTTTGTTTTAATAATTTTGGACTTGAATTGCTTAAGTGCTCCCTCAATATTTCCCTTCTTAACTTCTATAATTAACATTTTGACTATTGAATTTTTTTTATTAAATTTAATATATAAATAAACAGAAATGTAGCAAAGTTAATGAAAAAAGGTAAATCCTGTGTGCTGAAGGGGTATAAAAATTTTAAAACTTCTTATGGAACGGTAGATTCCAAAAATTTAAAGTCAATTTACATAAACATACAATCTTGGGTCGAACCCAAGATTTTCTCAGAGGACTGGTCACGTCAAATTGCCTATTTCTTAAAAAAAATTAAACAAGTTCTTACAGATATTATTGATAGTTTTATTTTCCATTCAAAATTTATTGTTGATTTAGATTTAAGGTCAAGTGGGATAATACTTGGAAAAAGGTCATTTATGAATTTAGAATTTACTATTTTTACTAAGGAAAATATTGAATTTAAATCAGTAAAATTAAAAAATACAATTAGAGATATTATATTGGGAATACAAAAAGAAGTCTTTTCAAAGTCAGAACTTTTTGATTTTCACTTAACCAAAGCCGATAAAATTATAAATTTGGAGTTGGTTTAATATTTATAAAGAAAATATTAAATGCAAAACTTTAAAATACTCGGGCCAAACGAAACAGGTAAAGGTATTCTTATTGAATATGATGCGGGGTATGTGTCACCAAATGAATTTTCAAATGATAGAATAATCAAAGAAAATATGAATGTATCAGACCATTCAAAACCCTTTGAGTTCTATGCTGTTTTACAGAAGTACGATACTCCAAATAGAAATGGTAGAATCTATCCTGAAAAAATTCTTAAAAGAGAAGCTGATAATTATACAAAAAATTATATTAAAAGAGGAACTTCTCTTTCAGAACTAAACCACCCTGAGTCATCTTTAATTGACTTAGATAGAGTGTCTCACATTATAACAGAAATGTGGTGGGATAAAAATGTACTTCTTGGTAAATTAAGACTTCTTACTTCACCAGGTTTTCACGAAAGAGGAATTGTGTCAACAAAGGGAGACCAAGCCGCAAATCTTTTAAGACAAGGTGTTACTCTTGGAATTTCTTCTCGTGGGGTAGGTTCTCTAAAAAAGAGAGGAGAACAAAATGAAGTCCAAGAAGATTTTGAATTAATATGCTTTGACCTTGTATCTTCTCCATCAACACCTGGAGCTTATCTTTTCCAAGACGAAAAGGATAGATACAAGTATGAAGAAAACTTGCAAGAGGAAAAAGAATTAAAATCTCAAAGAGATGCAAGTGCGAGTATTGATTTAATGAAAAAACTCACCGATTATTTATCAAAATAAGTAACATGGACGAAAAATATTTTGTAGCAAAAATTACAACAGACATGCCTGACTCAGAGACAGGTAAGA